TGCAGTTTGACGTTGCCAAACATATGCAAGTGATCCAGGTGTTCCTGTTGTGGATGTACTAAGGGTGAATGTACCAGTACCAGAAGATGAGGTAGAGTTAGCAGGTTGTGCAGTGATAGTCACAGCAGATGCTACATCAGCAACCCTAGTATCATCAGTGTAGTCACCAGATGTACCAGCAGCAATATAAACATAAGCTAAATGCACTGCCTTATGGCGAGTAGCACCAGAATGATCTGTGTATGTTTTATAATTCCACCAACCAGGTCCTTTCAAACCACGTTGCTTGTTCTCTGCAAGTCCAACTTCAGTTGAGTCAACGAATAAAATTTCGCCAACATTACTGTCGCCACCTTTGATTACATATTCTGCAACATCCTTAGGTGGAGTTCTACGTATAGCACCTGATAGTGTACCATTGGTACTACCAGCATAGGTAGTGTGTAATTCAATTGAAGTAGTGCTTGATACACTCCTCACAATATAGTTAACACCACCAAGGACTAATACATCTCCTTGGTTTACAGCATCAGCGGCATTCTTGGTAACTGTAGCATCGCCATTTGTGACGCCAACATTATTTGCAAATGTCGCTGCATCAATCGTTCCGAATACAGCCATTGTTTTCCTCGTTTAATTTGAGTATTTCTTATGTTTATTTATAAAAAGATAAAAAGGGGAAGCTCTCACTCCCCCATGATATCACTTATCTCTTGCTTTAATAGCAGCAGTTACTGTCTCAAGTAGCTTGTCATCCATATCGGTTTTGGTCAGTTTAACTGCCTTGCCGAGAATAACTAAACAAATTTCAATCAGTTTCTCACCAAGTTCCTCATTTTCAGGGATCTTGTTAACTGCATCTGAAATTACTTTTGTTGCAAGTGGTAATAGAAAGGAGAGCATAATCTTAAATCATATCGTTTCACAGCCTATTTATTATTTCTCCCACTCGTCTAAAATATCTGTTATCTTTGACATAAACTGTTTAAAAGTTAACAGTGTGCCAGAACGATAGTCACGACGTGCCTTGTTAACACCCTTTTCAAATGATTCGTTAGTTGCTCTAGTGGTCATTCCATTCTTGCCATCAGGAATACTAGGCATGACTTCTACATTGCCAGATTTTTTATTCTTTAATTTTTTAGTTTTAGGCTTTGTATTCTTTTCCTTTCTGTTGTCGTCAAAACCTTCTTCTCGGAATTGCTTAAAGGGTTTCATTTCTTTTTCTTTGTCATACCAATAATTTTACTAACCTTCTTACGACGAGCAATTAAAAACTTATCAGTCTTATCGTGGTCACCATCGTTGTCAATATCTTTATCTGCCTTACCTACTGGATCAAGTTTCTTTTCTTTAATCTCTTCAACAGAACTAGGTGTTCCTGGTGCTTCCTCTTCATGAGCAACTACATTACCATCAGCATCTTTCTCATGATGCTCTTTCTTAATTTTATATCCTTTCTGCCATTTCCCTTTAATCTTTTCTATAACATATGTCTCACCATCCATTTCATACTCTTCTCTTTCTTCAACTTCTTCCTTAGTAGCTAGTTGTTTCTTAGGACTTTCTTTCTTAGCACTCTTCTTTTTCTTAGTGGTATCTTCAATTTCAGCACCATTGGATTGTGCATCCATACCATCGAAAGGTGCTTCATGTAAGTTAAGATCAACTGGATCTGTATTCTGGAAGCAATCGCCACCCATCCATTGACCATACTGTTCCATCAAACCTGAGGAAAACTCATCATTATGATGGACGGTATTAACTGTTTTTTGCTTCTTCATTTTTAAATGGAGGTTCTTCTCGTATTATTTATAGATCTAATGTTCTTAATCCATTCACGGAACATATTTCCTTCTTCAGAAATAATGATGACATAGTTGCCACCTGCTCTATGAATGTGTCCTTTGTCACCTGTGCGTGACGACATAACAACATCACCTTCTTTGAAAACTTCATCCTGTCGTTGTTGTTGACGGAGTGCTTCTTCTCGTAGCTTCTTAAAATTTTTCATTTAAAATTATTAGGTAGTGCCGATGCAATCTCTGCCATAAGACTTCGACAATCACGATCATTTAATGCACTAGGAATACCCTTTCGGAATGTAGTGAAGTCATTAGCATATGCTGCACGTCTCATCTTGGTTCCAGAAATGGCAAAGGTATCACCATCAGCATCTCTACTTCCAGAAGATTCTATTGAAATCTTTCTGAATGTAAAGTCTTTACCATTATATTTATGGAGGAATCCCATAGCGTTAACCCTATCAGATCCTACAAGAAACACCACTTCATCATATCCAGCCATCATTAGGTCTTGCAATATTGATACTGGTTCTCTAGGACCACTATAAATCTTACCCTTATGCTCAGGGAACATCTTATTCATGTAGAATAATTTTCTATCAGGTGGCAATGGATTAGTTCCTTTCTTATCTACACTTTGTGAAATATAGATGCGATAGTCATGACTACCCGATGCTGACCTTACACCAGCAAAGTTTTCCTTGTGTCCTGTAGTAGGTGGTTGAAACCTACCAAAAGTAAAATAGCATTTTTTAGTTTCTAACGCCATTTCTTTGCAACAGTAAAATTATTGTAAGAGAACTCAAGACGATTAACAAATTTAATCATGTCTCCATCCTTATGTAGAACATAACCCTCAGGACCTGTGACTTTATATCCTGTGTCTGTTTGTACAAAAGTTTTAAAAGTTTCTAAATGATCTAACTTATCAATAACAAACTGCTTAACTTCTTGAAGTTCTTTATAGAGATGAAGCATTGCCTTAAACTTCTCAGCATTGTTCATAAGATAATTTTCACTATCATATATCAATTTCTTCTTAGCAGCTTGTGTTGTTGGTTGCTTTAACTTATCAGCCATTGGTTTGACTTTACCATGATAGAAGTTAGTCAAGTCCTCAAGTGCCTTAATTGGATTTGATATAGTATTTTGCTTTTTAATCTGATCATTAAAAAACTGTTTCAAATAAGATGCAACATGCCATTTTAGATCTCCTGTTGTACCTGTATTAGTAACTAACTCATCAAGGAAATCACCACACTTCATACAATCTCTTTCTATACAAGCAACCATACCATCAAACTTTTTTTCTTCAGAATGATTCAATCCTACCTTATGCATAGGAGTATCATTTTGTATACAAACAACATCTCTACTAGAATTAACTTTAGCACCTGCTCTAGCAGTCATGGTTGATATATCCCATCCACTAGTTTCTCCTTTGTAATGAGTATGGAAAACTACTCCTACTTTAGCTGTCCCAACTGCCTTTCCTATTGGATGATCTACAGGTATAGCATATGTAATAGTATTAGGTGTAAATGTATATACTCTCTCACCATGTATAGTTTCATTCTTTCTAGTAGCAGCAGTAAATAAGAAATCACCTTGTATCACACCATCAATACCTAACTGTGAAAAATGTTCTAAAGCAAGTTTCAAACCAGCAGCTAGGTTTGCTTTATCACCATACCACTCATCAATTTGATCTGGTCCATAACATATCTTAGGATCTGTCTTTGCAAAGACAGATTTAGTACCCACAAAGAAATGTCCATTGGCAGGATCCTTACCACATATAATAGAAGGTGCTCCATCCCATTTTGTCTGCATGAAACCTGTACTGTTATCACACCCAAGCATCTTTCTTAATTCCTTAAGAAAACTTACCGCAGCCTTACATCCCTCAACTCCATAGTTAAGCATTTCATCTTCAAGATGTTCTAGATGTTTTAACTGTTTTACGTTAGCCATTAGGATACTTTAATGTACGGTGCAGACTTATCAGACTCTGATGTAGCATACAAATATAATTTTGTAGCAACATCATGTGCATCAGCATCACTTGCCGTTCTCATAATATCAGCAAAGACAAGACCAAGGTACTTAGCAAACTTCCATTTCTTAGGCATCCTACTAATAGCATCAAGTGTTATGTCTTCCTTAACATCAAATATATTTTTATTAGTTGTAGCTAATTTAAAAATCTTATCATCTAATCTATCAGCAGCAGATGCAACTGCTGATGTTTTAGTAAATCCTGTCTTAACAAACAATCCATTAGATTCACCTAATGCTGATTTCAATACATTATCCAATACACCACCACCGATCTTACCGTGCTTTGCTGATTCACCCATGACCTCACCTTGCCATGTCTTACCTGCAGTATCAGTAGCACGGAACTGTACTTCTATATCACCTGGTGCTGCTGTGAAATATACATCCATAGAACCAAACAAACTCTTAGCTCTCATACCAGTAAATCTTCTCTTTTGTTTTGCTGCTCCTCCTATGAAATTCTTTTTAGATATACTTGCTTGACCTGCACCAATACCTTTCAATGATACACCAATTAACTTCTTATCATCAATCAACTGTTGCATCTTGGCATTAATATCAGCAAAATTTGCAGTAGATGTAATCTCTGTTCTATCAAAATCACACTCACACATGTACATATCAGCAGGTGTCCATTTGTTTAAATTAGAAAATGGTCTGCCTTCTTCCTTATTAACTTTCTTAAAATGTTTCTCAACTACACCTACAATATTCTTTCCTCTATAAAAATGAAACTTAGGATTTTTAAACTTAGCAGAACCATTTAATGCATTTGCTGTCTTAATACAAGACAACATCCAATCTGCATTATTATTCAGAAACTTAAAGACATCATCTTGAGGTGCAGTTGTTTCTACAAGAGATTTAACTTGATCAAAATCTTTTTCTTGTAATGAATAATCTTCTGGTATACCTTTATTCTTATAAGCAAGTGCAGTCATCCAAGCAGTAGCACTCTCAAACATCTCTGTTGCTTTTGCTCCTGCACCTGATCCTGTATTACTTCCAAACTCAGGAGTTTTTATAATTTTTGTGAGACTTATCTTGTCCAATGATTTTGTTTTACCTATCTTTCTTACATCTAATACAGCACCCTTACGTCCACCCCATCTGTTCTTAAATGAATCTGACTTAGCAACAGAATCAAATGGGAGATCTCCATTAAAGACATCTTCCATATCATCCATCATTTTTTTAGGAGCAGTTAATAATACACTACCATGATTCTCTACTTTCAATTCTCTACGTGTTTGAATAGCATCAAAAACTACCAAAAGATATAGATCACCTTTGGGATTAACCTGTCCTAGTTTTTTCCACGATACACTAGCCATAAAGAAAACCTCTCATCTAACTATTTAGAGGAGAGGTTCTTAATAATAGCATTAGCTATCATCTCGATCTTTAATTTTATCATCCATA